GAAGACAAAATCCTGAAACAACTTGAAGAATATATTGCTGGTACTTATAATCAGCATTATGTTGATAGGACTGCTGGTGGAACAGAACAGACACTGGATAAAATCAAACACAATCGTCGTGAAGGTTTCTGTGCTGGCAACATTACTAAGTACACTGACCGTTATGATACCAAAGGAACTCCTCGTGCTGACTTGTTCAAAGTATTGCACTATACTATTCTTTTGATTAATCATCTGAATCTCGTTGAAAATAAGTGAATCTTAACCTCCAAACTATGAAACTTTCTGAATCTACTATTACTATTCTAAAAAACTTTTCTTCAATTAATCAGTCCATTTTGGTTAAGTCGGGTTCAAAACTTCGTACAATTTCTGTTATGAAAAATATTCTAGCAGAAGCAGAAATTAATGAAGAATTTACAAAGGATTTTGCAATTTATGACCTTAATCAATTTCTAAATGGATTGGGATTGCACCAGGATCCCGACCTTGATTTTGGGAATGACTCGCACGTTATTATTCGTGAAGGAAAACGTCGTGTGAAGTATTTCTTTGCTGACCCAGAAGTGATTGTATCACCACCAGATAAAGAAATCACACTTCCCTCCAGTGATGTTTGTTTTCAACTAGAGCATTCGCAACTTGATAAACTCATCAAAGCAGCAGCAGTTTATCAACTTCCTGACCTTTCTGCTGTTGGTGAAGCAGGCGTAATTCGTCTGGTTGTTCGTGATAAGAAGAATGATACTTCTAACGAATACTCCATTGTGGTTGGTGAGACTGATAAGGAATTTACTTTCAATTTCAAGGTTGAGAACATCAAAATTATTCCTGGTTCTTATGACGTGGTTGTGTCAGAAAAACTTCTGTCTAAATTCACCAATGAACGTTATAATTTGACTTATTATATTGCTTTGGAGCCTGACTCTAATTTTTCTTGATTTTTAATTTTATATTATGAATATTTTTGTGACTGATGTGTGTCCAGTGCTTTCTGCTGTGTCCCTCCCAGATAAGCATATTGTTAAAATGCCCCTTGAGACCTGTCAGATGATTTCCGTTATTTACTCCAAGTGGTATTATAATTGGGGTACTATTCCCAAAAAGGATGGAACCCCTTATAGTACTGAGAAGGGTGCTTTTCGTAATCATCCTTGTACTGTGTGGGCAGCAGAGAATTATGAGAATCTTGCTTGGTTAATTCGGCACGGTTATGCTCTTTGTAATGAATATCGGCATCGTTATGGTAAAGAACACGCTTGTATGAAAGGACTTGAAGTAGCAGAGAATATCTTTGCTACTAAAAGTGAAAAGGAGATTTCCATCTATAAGAATGTGATAGAATTCGCAAGGGCAATGCCCGATGAGTTCAAATATGATGCAAGTATTGATACTCCAACAGCATATCAAAAGTATGTTGCGTCTAAACCTTGGGTAAAGGACAATTACCTAAAAATTCCTGATAGAATGCCAAATTGGATTTATGAATATGCGTGAAGATTTTTTGTGGGTGGAACGATATCGCCCAAAGACTATTGAAGATTGTATTCTCCCAGAGAGTATTAAGAAAACATTTACTGATTTTCTTAATAAGGGTGAGATTCCAAATTTGCTTCTTGCTGGTCCTCCTGGAGTGGGGAAAACCACAGTAGCAAAGGCATTATGTAATGAGATGGGGGTAGATTTTTATGTCATTAACGGATCCGACGAAGGACGTTTCCTGGATACTGTACGGAACCAAGCAAAGAACTTTGCTTCGACCGTCTCACTTCAAGGAACTGGTAAACACAAAGTCATCATCATCGATGAGGCTGATAACACGGGCAACGACGTTCAACTCTTACTACGGGCAAATATTGAGGCATTTTATAACAACTGTCGATTCATCTTTACCTGTAATTACAAAAACAAAATCATCGAACCCCTCCATTCTCGATGTGCTGTCGTTGAGTTCTCAATCAAAGGAAAAGAAAAAGCCCAGTTGGCAGGATCCTTCTTCAAGCGTTTGCAAAACATCTTGGATGAAGAGAGTATCAAATATAATCCGAAAGTTCTTGCCGAACTAATCAATAAGCATTTTCCCGATTGGAGGAGAGTTCTCAATGAATGCCAAAGATACTCTGTTGGTGGTGAAATAGATAGTGGAATTCTTGCATCCTTTTCTGACGTTGCCGTAAATGACCTTATCAATTATCTCAAAAATAAAAACTTTCCAGAAGTCCGAAAGTGGGTGGTCTCCAACCTGGACAACGACCCTGGTGTCATTCTTCGCAGGATTTATGACTCCTGTTATGATTGCCTTTCACCCCAGTCTATCCCCGCTGCCGTTCTTATTGTTGCTAAGTACCAATATCAAATTGCGTTCGTGGCTGACCAGGAGATTAACCTTTTAGCAGCATTAACCGAAATTATGTGTGAGTGTAGTTTTAAATGAAACCAGAAACAAGAGAAGCAATGGAAATGCTTTTTGTTGCTAAATGGAATCTCCCAAAAGCAGCACAGCATTGCAATCTTACTCACAAAGAATGTAAGATTGTATTTAATGAGTATTGTAATTTTCATCCAGCAACTTATAAGAATGAAGATTGAATTGAAGGATTGGTTGAACTCAATCAATCAAACCAAAAAGAATATTATGGATGAAGACCCTTCCTCCAAAACCGATTACGCACCTTATATTATTAACAGATGTTTGTCGGGTCATATTGATTGTTTGATGTATGCTAATGAGATGAATAAGTTCTCCTCATTAGATAAAAAACTTCAATATGATTTTTTTATAAATATTATCAGGAAAAAGAAGAGATTCTCTCCTTGGTTAAAACAAGAAAAGATCAAAGACCTTGAATTAGTTAAATCTTACTATGGATATAGTAATGAGAAAGCAAAGCAAGCTTTGGATATTCTTACAAAAGAACAACTCGATTTTATAAAATCAAAACTTGAAACTGGAGGAACAAAATGAGTGTTGTAAATGAACCTATTGTGATTTGGGCACAAGACCAAATGGTTGAAGTGATTTTGAATGAACCTGATGATTTTTTGAAGGTTCGTGAAACACTCACTCGTATTGGTGTCGCATCACGTAAAGAAAAGAAAATTTATCAATCTTGCCATATTCTTCATAAGCAAGGTAAGTATTACCTCGTACACTTTAAGGAATTGTTTGCTCTTGACGGCAAACACGCAAATCTAACTGCGAATGACGTACAACGTCGCAATCGCATTATTCAACTTCTTGCTGATTGGGGATTGATTACAATCGTCAAACCAGAAAAGATTACTGATATTGCTCCACTCAATCAAATCAAAGTCCTTGCCTATAAGGATAAGGCAGATTGGATTTTAGAGACCAAATACAATATTGGTGCCAAAAAGAAACGCACGGAAGAGGAAACCGAATAAGAAAGTGGGGAGTTCATCACTCCCCTTTTTTATATTTTTGAATATATACTAATGATGTTGCCTTCGGGGACATTATTCACTTACAGACGCTTTAAGGAGGTCTATTATGTTCGGAACAAGTTCGATTACTTATTCAGTACCAGAAACTGCTAAGTATCTATTAGAAATTCAAAAAAATAGTATTGGAATGGATGAGTGGTTTAAAAGGTTTGATACTGCGTTTGATACGCATACTAACTATCCACCATACAATCTAGTTAAAGAAAGTAGTGTTGATTTTAGGCTAGAAATCGCACTTGCTGGATATAAACGAGAAGATATTGAAGTTACTACGGAATGGAATAAACTCTTTGTAGAAGCAAAGAAAACTGGTGATACTTGTGATGAATATCTACATCAGGGATTGGCAAAGAGAGCATTTACTCGCACCTGGACTTTATCGGATGATGTGGTTGTCGGTGATGTTTCTTATGTTGATGGATTGCTAACTGTCAAACTAAATAGAGTTATTCCAGAGCATCAAAAGAAGAAGGTTTATGAAATCATTTCGGGAGTTCGTGGAGATAATTCAGGAAGTGAAAGGTGACTTTGGAACTAAACCATATCACCCAAAAGAAAAATGTTATGGAAATACAGTATTCTATAAAAGATTAAAAAAAAGGGTGTGTTCTAAGGGAACTGATACTGGTTCTGGTGGTGCAAGTGGTGATAGTGGTGGTTTATAAATACAATTGAATATCGTCGTCGCAGGGAGGCAACTGGCAAAATCCAGCAATCCTCCCTTTTTTGTTTATAAATACCAATAAAAGGTAGGAATGTTTAAATGAATTATTATACCTATGCTTATTTTGATGAAAATAATATTCCTTATTATATTGGTAAGGGAAAGGGCAATAGAGCCTGGGATAAAAATCATTCAGTTAGGGTGCCCACCAACGATAAAATTATTTTATTAAAGAAAAATTTAAGTGAAAATGAAGCATATAGACACGAAGTTTATATAATAAGTATATTGGGGAGAAAAAATAAAAAAACTGGAATATTAGAAAATAAGACTGATGGGGGTGATGCTCCTCCTGTATTTGTTTCTCATACAGAAGAAACTAAACAAAAAATGCGTAATAGAAAACATAGTGAAGAAACTAAAAAAAAGATAGGTGAGAAAAGTAAAGGTAGAATATTTCCAGAAGATGCTAAACTTTACCTTTCTAACTTATATAAGGGTAGAAAACTTTCCGATAAAACTAAGGAAAAGTTGAGTAAATCTTTATGTGGAAAACCAAAAAGTGAAGAAACAAAAAGAAAAATGAGTAAAGCAAAAAAGCAAATGAGCGAAGAAACAAAAAGAAAAATGAGTGAGGCAGCTAAGATAAGAGAAGCAAAAAAGAGAGAAGCAAAAAAGAGAGAAGAAACTTGACGCCTCCCCATTTTTTTGTTAAAATTACAACAGGTATGTGAATAAAATGACTGTAAAACTCGCACTATTGAAATCTGGCGAAGATGTAATCGCAGATATTAGAGAAGCAATTTCAGAAGAAACAAATAAAACTGTTTCTTATATTTTTTCTGACCCTTATGTCGTAAAACTGACTCGGCCACAAGTTTTGATGGAAGATTCAGAACAGTTAGAAACCAGAGCATATAATATCTCAGTATATCCTTGGATGCCCTTGTCCGATGATACTGATATCGCAATTAATCCAGATTGGGTGGTTACAATTGTAGAACCAGCAGCAACTTTAAAGAAATCTTATGAGGATAGAATGAATGGAAGAGGAAATCACAATGTCAATGGACCAAATGATGGGGGAACCAATGAAACAACAAGTGATGTCAGACCCGACAGTTCAAGTTCTAATCTTAATGAATCAGTTGAATTTAATCACTGAAATTCAAGAAGTATTGGTTGATTTTGGAGAACCAAATTGTAGGTTAATAAAACCATATTTGATTTCTGATGATGGAAGTCTTTCTCCTTGGTTAAAGGGAATTACAAATGACGAAGAAATTATGATGAGTTCAGACAAGATTTTAACTCTTGTTGAACCGACTGGAAAATTACTTGATGAATACACTGAACTTGTAAAATGAGATTTTATACCAACGTCTATGAAAAATTTAATAAAATGTTGGTTCGTGGTTATGAAGACGGTAGGTATTTTCAATCAGAAGAAGAGTTCCAACCAACTCTCTATGTGACTTCCAAAAAACAAAGTGAGTATAAGACTCTTGATGGGTTGAGTGTTGAACCAATTCAACCTGGAAAGATTTCTGACTGCAAGGATTTTTTGAAGAAATATGAAAATGTAGAAGGATTTACTGTTTACGGTAATGATAATTACAAAGCACAATATATTTCTGAAACTTATCCAGAAGATGAAATTAAGTTTGATATTAAGAAAATTCGTCTTGCAACAATCGACATTGAGGTTGCTTCTGAAAATGGATTCCCAAATGTATTTGATTGTGCGGAAGAACTTCTAGCAATTACCTTACAAAATTACGCAACAAAGCATATTATTTGCTTTGCTTCTCGTCCTTATATTAATACTCGTAAGGATGTTATGTATGTTGAATGTAGGGATGAAATTGATTTGATTCAACACTTTCTCGCATTTTGGGAAAAGGAAACTCCTGATGTAATTACAGGTTGGAACTGTGAGTTGTATGATATTCCTTATATTGCTGGAAGAATTGATAGAATTCTCGGTGAAAAGGAAGCACGTCGTCTTTCTCCTTGGGGGAATATTCGAAGAAAAGAACTTGTAATTAAAGGAAGAGAACAAATCTCTTATGAAGTTGCTGGGGTTTCTGTTATTGATTATCTTGACCTTTATAAGAAATTTACTTATAAGGCACAGGAATCTTATCGTCTAGACCATATTGCTAATGTTGAACTAGGTCAAAAGAAATTGGATCACTCTGAGTTTGAGACTTTTAAAGATTTTTATACAAAAGATTGGCAAAAGTTTATTGATTACAACATTCGAGACGTAGAACTTGTAGACCAATTGGAAGACAAGATGAAACTCATCGAACTATGTTTTACGATGGCATATGATGCTAAGGTCAATTTCAATGATGTGTTCTTTCAGGTAAGAACTTGGGATGCAATCATTTATAACTACTTAAAGAAAAGGAATATTGTTATTCCTCCTAAGGACCGTTCAGAAAAGAGTGATAAATTTGCGGGGGCATATGTCAAGGAACCGATTCCAGGAAAGTATGATTGGGTTGTTTCTTTTGACCTTAATTCTCTTTATCCTCACCTTATTATGCAGTACAATATCTCACCAGAGACACTCTTGGAAGAAAGACATCCCAGCGCAACTGTTGAAAGGATATTAAATCGTCAAGTCAAATTTGATAATTATAATGAATATGCGATATGTCCGAATGGTGCAATGTATCGTAAAGATGTTCGTGGGTTTCTTCCAGAACTAATGGAGAAAATGTATAACGACCGTGTAATCTTCAAGAAAAAGATGTTGGTTGCGAAACAGCAATATGAAAAAACCAAGACAAAAGAATTGGAAAAGGAGATTGCAAGATGCAACAACATCCAAATGGCAAAAAAGATTTCTCTTAATAGTGCTTACGGTGCTATTGGAAATCAGTATTTCAGGTATTATAAACTAGCAAATGCCGAAGCAATCACAATGTCGGGACAAGTTTCCATTCGTTGGATTGAAGGTAAAATGAACTCATACTTAAACAAAATTCTTAAAACAAATGATGTTGATTATGTTATTGCTTCAGATACTGATTCTATCTATCTTAATATGGGTCCTTTTGTTGAGACTGTATACAAAGGAAGAGAAAAAACTACTGAGGAAATTGTTGGGTTCCTTGATAAGGTCTGTAAGATGGAATTTGAAAAATATATTGAGAGTT